ACAATTACCCTTAATTCTTTGCTTACGGCAACAGGAACTCTGACTCTTCCTAACAGCGGTAATGTTACCTTTGTTGGATCGTATGGTTTTACTTGTGGAACATTTACCAATACTGCACTAACTAATATTGCCAGGACATACACATTTGTTCATGGGGTAACGTATACAGTTACTGGTACTATAAGTGTTAGTGGAAACGCATCAGTTTCTCTAACACTTATTTCTGATCATGCCACACTAAAAGCAATTATTACCGTGCAAAGAGGAGCCACACAAGACATTGGGTTTGTAACTGCAACACGGATTGATTCTTCTGCTGGGCAAGTAGTATATGACTATCACGGTACGGTTACTACATGTCTTAACTGGAATACGGCAATTGGTGCACCGGCGACTGTGGCATTTACGTTTGCATAAGAAAGGAGTAAATCGTGAATTTTCCCATAACAAATGCATCATTTAACTTGACCCAGGGTTGCAATTTGAATTGTTCCTATTGCTTTTCTTCTGGAAAGACAGCAAAGAGAATGCCCTTTGATGTAGCAAGACGGGGCGTGGACTTTCTTTTCCGGAATGTTAGGGAGGCTGACATTACCGATCTTGCTCAAGGAAAGCGTCGGATCGAAGTAAGTTTTTGGGGAGGAGAACCACTTCTTGAGTGGAAACTTCTTAAAGAAGTTGTTCTTTATGCCGAGCAAAGAAGATATGATATAGGGGTTATGTTTGGGGGAACAACTAACGGAGTTCTTTTAACTGAAGATAAGTTCTCTTTTCTTGATGAACATAAAATTTACTTCATGGTTAGTCTCGATGGAACTCAGGAGACACATGATAAATTTAGAAAGATGCAAGGTGGGCTCGGATCTCAAGCAATAATAATGAGAAACATGGAAAAGGTCATAAGAAAGTGGCCTTTTTATAAAGTTAGAATGTCTCCTTATGCGGAAGGCATTCACAGATTCTATCAAGATGTAAAGTACCTTGTAGATCATGGTATGTTTAACATAATGTTTAGTCCGGTTTATGAATCAGGCTGGACTGAAAGACATTGGAAAATCTGGGAGGCTGAATGTATTAAGGTAGTTGATCTTATTGCTGAAAAGCGGGCCAAAGGAGTAAGAGTAGAGATTGAACATTTTAAATCTTACATGCAGGTTGATCGGTCTAATTGGCCGTGTGGAGCTGGGAGATTTTATGTTGGCATTGATGTTGACGGAGCTATTTATCCCTGCCATCGCTTTAATAAATTTAGTGATACTCGATCATGGAAGGATAAAGAGGTATGTATAGGACACGTAGACCACGGCATAACAAGACCCGAATTCAGACAAAAGTTTACAGACTTTTCCCCTCTTTCAGGGTGTGAGTCTTGCGAGCTTTTTCTTAGCACTCCATGTCATGGGGGATGCTATGCTGTAAATTTTGATTTTAACCAGGATATTCAAAAAGCTCCTAAAGATTTATGTCGTTATGTCAAAATGCAAAAGATTGTTTCCGAATATTATAAGGAAAAGGTAGGTTTTGAAAAGCTGCCTGGGTCAAGACCTTGTGTTTGTCATAACATGTGTTATTTAGAAAATACACCAGACGAAGTAAAAGACATAGATGCTTCAGGCGTTCAATGCCAATGTAATTTTGCAAATTACATGGGGGCACTCAATTCTTCATTAGCGAGACCTCTTCAAATTAAACAGATAACATCACAGCAAGTTATGGAACTTCTAACAAAGATAGATAAAAGATTAGGGAAAGTTGAAGAGTACATTGTTTTAAAAGAGGGAAACAAGACATAAGTTGTGCAAACTTATATAAATTAATATGAGGGATGTTGAGATGCCTAATGACAAAAAGGTTTTTCTACCATTCTATTACACAGGGTACACTACCCTCTATGCAAGAGTTCTTCAAGTAGCAACGGGATGGTTTTTGGATAATGCGGGTTCTCCTCCTGGAATCTTTAGGCTAAGTCCAACTGATTCAAATATTCCCTTGTCAGAATATAGTGCACTACCCTCTATTTACCGTTTTATAGAGAATAGAAGTGTGTGGCCTAACGGGGAGTATAACGTTTTTGGTTATGATCCTGGCTCTGGTCTATTCGCTGGGGGCCCCTTATTTATTTTGGATGACGAAGAGGTTTCTCAGTCCGATCTTTTAGAATTCATGCAACTCATTAAGAAAATCGAAAGCGGAAATTGGCAGCTGGCTGATAATCAATGGATTTACAAAGATGAATATGATAACGAGCTAATGCGTTTCAATGTTTTTGATGCAAGCGGAAGCCCCTCCACGTTTAATATTTTTAAGAGGATTAGAGTCTAATGAGTGTAATTGTTAAGGGGTTTGGTTACCGGCAAACTGTTCTTGCTAAAGGATTTACTGCCCTGTGGCCGGAAATTGTCACAAAGGTTTTACATGTCATGAGTTTAGTAAACAATTTACTGTCACTTAAAAGCTTAAGAAAATAGAAGGGAGACTTCGATGAACCTCGCAAAAGAAATATGGGCCCTTGAATTGGGTATTATGAAGAATCAGTTGAAGATCGGAGAATTTCGGTTTGGCGGAAAAGATAACGATTCATTCAAGTATTTTAAGGAACAGACGATGGATCACTTTTACGAAGCAACGAAGAAATTTTTCATTCAGAATTCCGGCCAAGGTGGAATCTTTGAAAGATGTAGTTGTTCGGCTAACTTAAGACACGGTTGGGATATAAATTGCTCGGATTGCTCTGGAAGTGGATTCAGAGATAAAAAGTCTGATTAAAAGGAGTAATTATGGCAGCACGTTATGATCTTATGATTGAACAAGGGGCTACCTTCCCTTTACCTCTTGCTATACAAAATCCAGATGGAACTCCTTTTGATTTAACTCATTGGATAGGAACAGCTCAGATACGAAAATTTCATCATTCTGATGATGTCATAAAAGATTTTACAGTAAGTATTCCTGGCGTTCCTCCTGATCCGACTGCTGGGCTTATACAGTTGGTCTTAACGGATGAAGATACAGGCAGTATTCTTGCAGGCGAAAACATTGCTGATCCAAGAAGTCAATATGTTTGGGACTTTATTATAACAAATACGTTGACTACTGAGGTTAAAAGGTTGTTGGAAGGTTTCGTAATTATCAGTCCAAGGGTTACAAGATAATGGATGATCTTATCACTTTAGTTGTTCAAGAAGAAAATGTTCTTATTCAAATAACTCCTCCTGTTGAGTATCCTATAACTATCGGAGGATGGGGGGCTATGGGCTACTCCGGGTATTCTGGCTATGACGCCAGGGCTGGTTATACAGGCGTCTCTGGTTACTCTGGATATGATGCCAGGGCGGGTTACTCGGGGGACTCGGGAGAAAGTGGATACTCTGGAATAGGAACTTCCGGCTATTCTGGGATTTCAGGACTTTCTGGGTACTCAAGTGACTCTGGTTACTCAGGTTACTCAAGTGTTTCTGGGTACTCTGGAAAGTCAGGTTACTCAGGTTACTCTGGAATCGGAACTTCAGGCTATTCTGGGATCGGAACCTCTGGATATTCCGGACAGAGTTTTGTCGGATCGTCTGGTTACTCTGGATATTCAAGTGACTCTGGTTACTCTGGGAAGTCAGGGTACTCAGGTTTTGTGAATGTAGCAGAATCATTAAGAGCCTATGCTACTACAGCACAGACTGTTAAAAAACTAATTTGGACTAAAGTAACTATTGATACAGTTTCATTTGGTCCTGTAGATTTTGTTGACGCTACTCACCACAGGATACAACCTACCATAGCCGGATATTATCAAATAAATGGACAAGTGACTTTTAATCCCGAGATTACAGGCAATGCCATCATTGCTTTGTTTAAAGGACAGGCCGGTACTTGGGATGTCGTTCAAGGTTCAGATAATAATTATTATGTTTGTATCAAGGATCATACATCAAGCTCTGATAATGAACCAATAACAGGTCCGGAGTGGGCTTCTTACTGGGTGACCGCCGATGCTGGAGATACCGGAAGTGCTTGGCAATCTGGTGTAAGTTATATAGGCAATCCCGTTGTATACTCAAGGGGTATGCAGTTGTCTACCAGCGTTAACGGCTTGAATGTGTCAGATATTATTCACTGTAATGGAACCACGGATTATATAGAGCTTTGGATTTATCAGGGTTCGGATAGTGATACATATCTTTATGTTGGTTATCCAGAGTGTAACTTTTTATCATTAGGCGGTGTAGCAAGTCAAGGTTACTCTGGATTTTCAGGTTATTCAAGCACTTCAGGATACTCTGGGATTTCAGGCTATTCATCTTCAGTAATTGGTACATCAGGATACTCTGGGATTGGGACATCAGGATACTCTGGGATTGGAATATCTGGATACTCTGGGATTGGAATATCTGGTTACTCTGGGAAGTTAGGGATTAGCGGTTACTCCGGTTACTCCGGTCTCTCAGGTTACTCAAGCGTTTCTGGGTACTCTGGAAAGTCGGGATACTCTGGAAAGTCAGGCTATTCCGGAATTGGGACTTCGGGTTACTCTGGGATTTCAGGATATTCAAGCACTTCAGGATACTCAGGGAAGTCTGGATATTCATCTTCAGTAGCTGGCATTTCAGGTTACTCAGGAATCGGAACTTCTGGATACTCTGGGATTTCAGGATATTCATCTTCAGTAGCTGGGACATCAGGTTACTCTGGAATAGGAACATCAGGTTACTCTGGAATAGGAACCTCAGGATACTCTGGGATTAGTGGGGCAACCGGAGCTAACTATGTTCATACACAATCCAGTCCTTCAGACACATGGATTGTTACACATAATCTTGGTCAGCAAGAAGTTCTTGTTGAGGTTTTCGATTTTGCCAATGCTCAAACAATTCCATCAACAGTGATATGGGATAGCTCAACTCAATGCACACTTACTTTTGAATCTGCTATAACAGGAAAAGCAGTTGTAACAAGCGGTGGAGGAACAAGTGGTTATAGTGGATATTCATCTTCAGTAATTGGTATTTCAGGTTACTCTGGGATCGGAACATCAGGATACTCTGGTAGATCAGGTTATTCTGGAATTGGAACTTCAGGGTACTCAGGGTTAGGCACTTCAGGCTATTCTGGGATTGGAACATCTGGTTACTCTGGAATCGGAACATCTGGTTATTCCGGAATTAGTGGTACAGATGCCCAAGCAGGATATTCAGGCCCAAGTGGTTACTCTGGTACTTCTGGAACGTCAGGTTATTCAGGGCTTTCAGGATACTCAAGCACTTCAGGCTACTCAGGGAAGTCAGGTTACTCTGGATACTCTGGGCTTTCAGGATACTCGAGTGCTTCAGGATACTCTGGTAAATCAGGCTATTCAGGAGTTGGGACTTCAGGTTACTCTGGTTCCGGTAGTATTCCGGGAGGTTCTGATGGGCAACTCCAATATAACAACGGTAGTGTGTTCGGAGGGATGCAATTTGCAACTTTCGATGATATAGCTGGAGTTTTAAGCATAAGTTACAATACTGAATTTCATGGTGGTTTTACAATTATTGATGGAACACTTAAAGTAGGTTACGATGTCCCTGGAAATTTATGGATTATGGGAGGGCCAGATGGGACAGTAAATCTTAAATACAATTTGTTTACAGGTTCAAGTTTGCAAACTGCAAATTTACAATATATTCTTCCAGCAGCCCAAGCTGTTGGAATCTGTTATCTCAGAAATGATGGAACAGGGAAGCTTAGTTGGGTGCCCGTATAAGAGGTAAACATGAAAATTAAGAGAGGCAAGGTCATGAAAATTAATCTGAATCAAGTTATAAAAAAGCCGAAGAAAACACACAAGGAAAAAGATGATCCGTTTCTCAAGCCGGGCTCAACAGAACCATTTTGCCTAAGAGATGCTATTATTCAAGCATTATTATCTTGGGATCCAAATGATCGAAGTGTAACGGGAGATGATAAAGATAAACAGTTTAAACTATATAGGAAGGTTTTAGACAATCCAGATGAGGTAGATTTTACTTCTGAGGAGATAGTAAGACTCAAAGAATTAATTGGAAAGGGATACGGGCCTTTGATAGTGGGGCAGACCTGGGAGATGTTAGAGGGTAAAGAATGAAAATACATCGTCCTGTAATAACTGATTACAGTAATGCTCAGCATACGCATGAAACAGAAGATCAAGGCGGGCCGATATGGCCGGGATATTCTGGTTATTCCGGAGATAGCGGCTACTCTGGTTATTCTGGAATAGGTTACTCTGGTGCAGATGGAGCATCTGGATACTCAGGAGTAGGTTACTCTGGTGCAGATGGAGCATCTGGATATTCCGGACAGAGTTTTGTCGGATCGTCTGGTTATTCAGGGTATTCAAGTGATTCGGGTTACTCTGGTCTTTCAGGATATTCAAGTTCTTCTGGGTACTCTGGGTACTCTGGTATAGGAACTTCAGGATACTCTGGGATAGGAACATCCGGATATTCAAGTAACTCTGGTTACTCTGGTCTTTCAGGCTATTCAAGTGCTTCTGGGTACTCGGGATATAGCGGAACGAAGCCATCTGGTCAGATATTCCTAACTGCTGCCGGTGGATGGCCTTCAACAACACTTGGTTGCAAACCGAATGCTTTGTATGAGTCAGGGACATACAAGGAAAATGTATATACTTTAGATTTCGTAGATGGGTCTACCACTTATGCCGAGTGGACAGTTGCTATGCCGTCCGATTGGGATGGATTAACCGTGACTGCTGTATTTTACTGGATGGCTAATGATACTACAGCCAATGCCGTTGTTTGGGGTATACAAGGCGTATCCTATGGAGATGGAGATGCTTTAGATGTTACTTTTGGGACTGTCATTAATGTTACAGACGCTAATGCATCCACAGCATACCAAATTAGAATAAGTGCAGCAACCGGAGCTGTAACAATAGGTGGAACTCCCGCAGCAGGAAAATTGGTTCAGTTTAGGGTTGAACGTGCTGGAGGGGATGGCAACGATTCATTGACCGTAGATGCCAAGTTAATAGGTGTCATGATTACTTTTACGAGATCATAACTATGTCTCTTCAAGGGCCAAATAGTGGAACCACATTTGTTAATGACTCGGGTGTTGGGTCTTATGATTGGTCAAATCCAGGAAATGCCCAATATTCTGATGATATATATGCAGTTGCTACTGGTAATGGTGATTCTCATTATTTAAAGGCAACTGGATTCGGTTTTTCAATTCCTGTTGAAGCTAAGATAACTGGTATTGTGGTTGAGGTTGAAGGCCATATTGCCATCGGATGGCCCACCAACCCTGACAACCTTGATTATATCAGACTGGTAAAGGGTGGAACTATACAGGGAACAAATGTTCGCAACACTTCATACTGGACACTCACCGACCAATATTTTAGTCAAGGCGGTTATACTAATTTATGGGGGTTGACTTTAACTCCAGCCGATGTTAATGCATCGAATTTTGGTGTCGCAGTGAGTATATCGATATATGAAAACGATACAGCATACCTTGACCATATAAGGATGACAGTTTACTATAAACCTATTGCCCGTCACGGTTATGTTAACTTTCAAAACCCTGGGATAGCATAAAGAGAGGAACTATGAGAACAATTAAAATCCCATTTCCTGATATATCTTTCTATGAAAAGACAAGACTTGCTGGGAAAGACGCAAGACAAATCACAATCAATAAAGGACAGTCAGAACTTATTTTTAGAAATCCGGCTGGATTCTCTGCTAACGATTATTTTGTTATAGAAGCTTTTGAAGGAGAGGACGCCGAAATTTGTCAGATTCATCAGTTAGATAAAGAATCCCATGTAATAGATTTGGAAGACCAGATATATCAAGACCATGACGTTGGTGTTATTATGACTCGAACCCCCTTTAACAAAGTCAAGGTTTTTAAAGGATCAGTGATGGATGATATGACTACTCATACCGAGATTGCCGGAAGTCCATTTGATCTAAGACCTGACAATGCCTATACATTTATTGTTGATCCGGATGGGGTTTCTGCTGATTATTATTCTTATCGGTATTTGAATTCTTACTTGTTTAGTATAGGTGCAGGAACTCCTGTAGTCTATCCGAGTGGGACTTATGGAACTCAAACTCCCTACGGAGAATCGGATTACGAATCTATGCTAACAGTCAGACAACTCAAGGAGTGGTTCATGTTTGGGTTAGATTTGACAGATGATGATGGCTATCCTTTCCCTAACACGATGCTTGAGTTTGCGATTAGAGCAGCGGTCGATAGTCTTGAAAAGACCTTAAACATTATGCTTAAACCCACTATAATCCTCCAAGAATTTCAAGATTTCCATGCTCAGGATTATCGAGATTTTGCCTTTCTCCAACTTAGTCATTGGCCTGTACTTAGTGTGGAGCAGATTGCTGTTTGGTATCCTACTGCTCAAGCTCCTGTAATATTCCCACTTGAATGGGTTCAACTACGAGCAGAGCATGGTCAAATTCACTTAGTTCCGACATCAGGTTCTTTAAGTACAATCTTGTTAGGAAAAGGTGGAGATTATCTAACTTTCGTATGGAGAGGATTTGATTTCATGCCGAATCTTTGGCGAATAGACTATACAGCAGGGATGACAACTCGTGATACTTATGTAAATTCTGCTGGTGTTATTAAAGCTTCGCCCGCAGGAAGTAAAATTCCAGCAGATATTTTAGGGGTCATTGGAAAGATGGCATGCTTCTATCCTTTGAACATTGCCGGTGATTTAGTTGGAGGTATTGCGATTGCAAGTAAGAGCATCGGAGTTGATGGGTTAAGTCAATCCATAAACACCACATCAAGCCCGGAAAATGCTGGTTATTCAGCGAGATTAAGACAATATGAACGGGAGCTGAAGATTGAAATCCCCAGACTTAAAGCGTTTTATGCGGGATTGCAAATGGCAGTTATGTAATTGAAAGGGAATTGAATAGATGGCCTGGACACGACAAAGAACAGATTTTAAGATTGATGAATTCATGCGAATCATCGTCCAGAAAGGGATGATCGTAACTTGGGAATCTGCATCTGATTGTCCTTGTATTAAAATAAACAGCGCTGGTCAGCCAGATTTTAATTGTTCTTTATGCAAAGGAAAAGGAAGATATTGGTACAACCCAACTTTTATCCAGGGAATCATGACTAATATCAATACACAACTCAGATATGAGAACCCAGGAGAGATTATAGCTGGGACAAATTATTTTACTACCCTTCCTAATTATCAATTAGGATTTTGGGATCGCATTACAAATGAACATAGCACTATCCGATTTTCACAGATAATCGAGAAGGGAGACCCAGGTGGAAAAGACCCTTTAAGATTTCTTCCTTTAGAAGTTCTCTCACTTCGAACTGTTAGCACAGTATATACTGTAAATATTGATTTTGAAGTTGACCCTGAAGGATATATAAATTGGATACCTACCGGACTCGAGCCTAATCGTGGAGAACGTTATTCTGTGGATTACGTTATGCATCCACGATGGATTGTTATAGATTTAATTAATGTTCTTAGGGATACTTACGTTAAGGCGAAGAAACCTGGAATAACTTTTCAACCGTTACCCGTTAGAGCTCTTATACGTCTGGAATTTTATGTGGATTTTAAATCCGGGAGCATCCAAACCTAATGCCGATCAAATGGAATGTTTCAATTCAAACACGTGGAGCTTTACCTAATTTACGGGGTGCTGCAAAGGAGTTATTAATTATCGCAGCGGATGCAGCAAGATGTGAATGGGTCAAGGCTGCCAGGGATAGACTTCGATCTACGGCAAGAGTTTATGTTAGTGCCATAAGCGAGCCTGTAATAAAGGGCGGAACAGCAACTATTAAACTCAGAGGTTGGCTTCCTAACGCCTTAGAAGAAGGATGTCCACCTTTTGATATGAAAAAGGGATTACTTAAAGGGCCTCACGCTAAGAGAGATAAAAGAGGCAGGCCTTACAACATTGTCCCCATTCCTGTGAAAAGTTTTGGCTCTATTGGGGCTACCCCTCCTGTTATGCCACGACCGATCTATAAACTGGCCTCCCAGTTGAAATTCGGAGAAAGTTTATCTTTACCAAAAAAATATGAAAACTATTCCATACGTACAAGATTTTCACCGGATATAAGAAAGTGGGGTAGTTATACTTGGAAGTCTTCTCCTTTTCAGAACGTGACTCGTATCTCAAAGTTCTCTGGTGATCCGATGTCTCGATCGATTGCTACCGGAGGGCCCCGAGCAACAAGAAAGCCAGGTTATGTGTCTTTTAGGATGGTGTCAAAAAATAGCGACCCAAATAGCTGGATACATCCTGGTTTTAGAAGGCATGATATTATGGAACGTGCCGTTGAAAATTATGAGAGGATAGTCCCTGACATTTTAAATAAAGTATTAGGAGCTTAGCCATGACAGCCATAGATGACATATTGCACGACTTCATTGTAGACAAAATTTCTGAAATTAAATCTAACCCAGCGTTACTTGATCAAATTTTTGTAGAGAAATCTACCGAACAGCGGGAACAAATAAAGCAATATTTTCTGAACAATGATATCCGTATAGTTAAACATCATCCAAGAGACCCATCTGAATGGCCTTGTTATTCGGTAGTATTGGATAGTTCGACTGAAACTGATCAGACTATAGGTTCTTCCGGAGCTAATTACGATGAAATTGAAATTTCTCGGATGACAGATGGCTGGATAGGTTCGGATTCCGATATTTTTCAAGGTACTTGGTCTTCTCCTTCCCCATCTGGAATAGACTATCCTTGGATGGGAGCTTATGTTGGAACTATAGCATATTCAGTAAATGATTGCATTGGCTATAAAGGGTCTGTTTACGTTTGCATTAAAGCAGGCACAGGGCAAATACCAAATATTTCACCCATGTATTGGAGTTTAGTAGTTCAAGGAAACCAAGGATCGGTAGACGTAAAGCAATTCTACACATCAGTGATCACAAAAGGTGAACGAAGACTTTGTCGGATGACCGGTAACAAAACTGCAAGTTTGAATAAAGGCATATGGATCGACCTTCAAAGGAGTGTTCTTGAAGGTGGGGCCATCTCTCTTATAAACATGGATAATTTGATCGTTACGGTCAATAGCAACAGAGTAGGAACATTTTTAGAATTTGGGTTTGGTCAAAAGACGCACAGAGAACAAACCAAAAATTTTACCGTAAGTGTCAAGAATCTTTGGGAGAAGGTAAAGGTTTCGCTTGAAGGAATCGCAAATAGGGATAAACAGGCTGTTCGTTTCATGAGCATCAAAATCATAGATGCCGATGCTTATACTGACATCTATATGGATACATTAAGAGCTGCATTGAACTTGGGAAATGTGATGGAAGAGGCCTTCATAAATAATAACTATCGTATAGAATGTTGGTCTGAAAACGCAGATTTAACGCTCATAATGTATAACATTCTCATGTGGAACGTGCTTAGATATCGAACCTATTTTGAGACCACTTGGGGGCTTTTAGAACAACGCTTAGAAGGCGGAGATATATCACCTCAAACTGATCTTTACCCGGCTATTGTTTACGTCAGGGCACTTATGTATTCTTGCAAGACAATAGAGATATACCCAAGAGAAGGCGATCTTTATGCTCTAGACATTAAAGTTGGAAGAGTTGATTGGAGCGGCGGAGTATAAATGAGAAAGTGGGACAAAGAACATCCCGAATATCATGAAAAATGGCGTAGAGATAATTCTTCGTACTGCATGATTAAAGCCAGGATTTGTACTGTAACACATAGGGAAGCATGGAGAGAGATACTTCATGGCTTAGATTTGGATAGATGCTTTAAATGTGGTTATGACAAATGTTTTTATGCTATTGATTATCATCATTCTAACCCTTTGGAAAAAACTTCCACGGCTTCTGTGATCTTTGCTCTTATGCCCACGGAAGAAAGAATAAATCAATTCAAAAAAGACGTAGAGAACGGAGATGTATTGCCGTTATGTGCTAATTGTCATAGAGAAGAGCATTTTAGATTAGGTTGGATAGGAAGGAAGAAGAGAACATCTAAGAAGTAATCTTATATAATTAATAGTGTAGAGTAATGAAGTCGTATACACAACCTGTATCTTTGTCACATGGAGGCCATATGGTGAAAAATGTTGGAAATAATGCCATTAAGTTTGCAGAGTTTTTGGAATCTGTTAAGAAGGCCTATCTTATTGAGAATTTAGGTGGTTTTATTAGTTGGATGAAAAGAAACCATAGCATCTCATCCAAATTACCTTCAAGTGTGTGGCAAGGAAAACTTGACGAATATTTAAAAAGAAAGATTTAGTTAGGAGGAAAAAATGGCGATAGGGATTTATTTTGATGGGCGAAGACTCATCAGACCTCAGGCTGTAACAAAGATCGATGATAGTGGGATGTATGGTAGAGGACTTGGCGGAGCTAACGTTCTTGCTCTTATTGGAGAATGTACAGGAGGTCAACCGCAGACACCGCAATGGTTTACAGACCCTTCTTATGCTAAGGCAATTCTAAGGTCCGGGCCTTTACTACAAGCTATTCAAAAAGCTTTTGATCCGAGTGCAGATGTGCCAGGAGCATATAATGTTGTAGCAATTCGTGTTAACCCCGCTCTTCAGGCATCCCTAATTTTAATTGATTCTTTTGGAGACCCTCTTGTTGATTTGACATCTGTTGACTACGGTCAATGGAATAATCAAATCAAAGTTAGAATCCAAAACGGTAGTGTTCTTGATCCTCTAACAAATAAATATGGCAAATTGGTTACAATAACTTATGGTCAAGCCTTTGAGCAGGGGGACAATATTGCAAAAAAGTCAATATTCCTTGGACTTTCTGATCCTAAAGCCATTACAGGTTTGTACGCAATAGGCGATTCTGGATTGCTGGCCTCATCGGCTGCAACCGGGATTCGAGTTCTTCTTGCGGCTGTTACGTCCTATATGCAACGTGTCTTTTATCTTACCGAAGGCTCCACACCAACACCAACTGATGAGACAGATAATGCTGGCGAAGGTGGAAGCACTAAAGTTCCGGTTGGTTTGGTATCAGGTTCAGGAGTTGAAACAGATTCTGACTTCTTGTATGTCGGAAGCGATCAGCAATTTAAAAGCATTTATGTTACCCAAGATGGAACTGTACAGAGCGTTCCATCAACCATTAAAGGACAATACTGGGCTGGGACAGAATGGGTTGATCTTACGGGGTTTGTTGATGGAACAAAAGGGACAAACATACCATTCTCAGTATCTGGAACTATTTACTGGACAATCCCTGACGATTGGATGATTAACAGTCCTACTTATCAGCCTGCAGGGTATGTAACAGATTTCCCATCTGGAATGTTTTGGATTAGGATTTTGGTTGATCCTAATGCTTCTCCGAATGCTTCACTTGCTTCTGGAGCTCAGATAAAAACAATAACACTATCCAGAGGGATCGGGGCGGGTTTACCAATACCTGCTATAGTATTGGCTGACTATCCAACAATTCAGCACTTAGTTGATTATATTGATAGTTTACCTCATTACGAAGCCGGAGCAATCACTACAAAACCAGAGGTTGATCTTTCTGTTGACTTGGACGATGCGGATTCCGTTAGTTTATTGGGAGGAACAAATACTGTTTTAACCGGAGCTTATGATCCTGTAACAGACTTACTAAATATCCCTGCAAGTAATTCAGGGTATGCAGTAGGGGATTATATTGTCATATCCCGAATCAGTGGGTCAATGGAAGAGGCAAGACGTGTTACGTCTGTGCTTACATCCGGTAAAATTACGGTTGATAGTCCATTGTCAGAGACTTATGCTTCAGGTTCTAAAGTCCGAGAAGCTAACATTCTTAATTCCGATTTGCAAGCTTTGATTGATTGGTTTAACAACGTATCCTCTTACATGACAGCTGCTTACCATTCAGGAGCTACCGTTAGAAATAATATTGCAAACATATCCGATACATATTTATCGGGAGGAGCTGAATGTATCACAGATAGTAACCATCCCGATGGAGTAACAATTCAAAATGACTGGGATACAGCTATTGACCTTCTTCAAACAGAGGATACTCCATTGATTTCTTGCATTGCGGCTGATCCAGCAGTTTGGGCTGCTCTATCCGCCCACGTATCTTACATGAGTACAGTAGGGAAGAAAGAGAGAAGAGGGTTCTGTGGTGGATTTTATTCAGGAGACAACTATATCGATGGTCTTGGAAAATGGAATAGCGTAGTTCATATCAATAGCACTATCAATGCTATGATTGCCTATGCCATGCAGTTAAATACAGACAGGATGTGTTACGTCGGTCCTGGATTTACAGGATATGATGAAAATGGCATCCTAACCACATATAACGGAGCAATCGCTGCTGCCCTTGTAGCTGGTATGGCTGCAGGAGTTGATGTTGCAGAGCCTCTAACTCACAAGTCAATTAAGGTTGTAGGTTTAGAGTACAACTTTAAATGGTCTGACTTAGATAGATTACTTGAGGCTGGTGTTCTTCCGTTATCTTATGATCCGGGACATGGTTATAGAGTTGAACAATCTATATCAACGTGGCTCCGAAACGATAAGTATAATCGAAGAGAACTTAGTGTTGGGAGAACTGTAGACTACGTGGCACGTCAGGTTAGAGATAGATTGGAGACGGACTTTGTAGGAACAAAGGGAACCATGACCACTCTAATTTCAATCAAGAATGCCACTATTTCTGTTTTGAATGCGTGTTACAAGTTGGGATTGCTGGCTGGGAATGCAGCAAATCCTCCGTTTAAGAATGTTCAAGTTACATTGGATGGCGATACTGCCTACGTAGAATTTGAGGCGTCGCCTGTAATACCAATCAACTATATCCCAATTACTATTCACTTAACTGTTTTTACTACGACCCTTACCGCCTAAAGGCGTAAGAATAGATAAATAATCCGTCTTCAAATGCGACCACACTATTGGTTCATGGGCTATGTCTGAGCGAGTCGCCAAGCGTCTTGCCGGTAGCCCATGGATGGATTATCTTCCCCGTTTTAAAATCCTCTGTGGGTCGTCCTACCAAAAGACCTTAAAGTTAGTGTTTAATCCTATCCATAAACGTAAAAACAATGTCTAAAAGACATCTTCTGTATCAATCAATAATCCAACATAGGGAGGTGAAGTAGAAATGCCTAAGACAACTTTAACTGGTAATCTCTGCATTTTAAAAATCGGAGGTCAGGAAGTAGGAAGAGCACAGAACGTGACGGCTGACACAGACTTCGGTCTTGAAGATGTTAGCGGGATCGGTGATGTTCTTGTTCAAGAACATGTCAATACTAAGGTTACCCATACGTTGACTATGGATAAGTTCATAATCAGCAAGAAGACACTTTTGGAACTTGGAATCATTCCGGTTTCGGAAGATGTTCTTACGAAGGGAGTTATCGATATTGAAATTCTGACAAAGGACGGAACACTGATTAAAAAGTATGAGTCCTGTTCATGTGCTAATTATAGCTTAAGAGTTTCGGCCCATGCTATCGTGGGAGAAAACGCTACTTGGAGAGCTCTTGATGCCGCAATTAGTTAAAATTATTAATGAAATTTTGAAGGGAGAATGATATGGTGGAAAATAAAGACCTGGCAAACAGCTTTACATTTGAAATTGATTTGAAAGTTGCTTCAGGAGAAGAGTTCAAAGGAACTTTTACTATCCATAGGCCAACAATAGGAGAGCGAATCAGGATTGGTGTTACCGAAGCTGCTGAGCTTGGAGGAATGGTTAACATTGATCCTTATACATCCAGCATAGCTCACATGATTGCGACCTTTGATGTTATTGTAGATAAAGCTCCTATTTGGTGGAAACCAAGAGACTTAAGAGATTTGGAGGTAGCTCAGGCAGTCTGGGACAAATACCAAGACTACCTGAAAGAGTTTCAGGGCAAGCCTCAATCTCAAGAAGCTGGCAAAGCAACAAGCGAATAGTATTAACTATTGGTTTCGGAAGAAATATAAACTTTCGCCTAAAGACCCACGTTACTTGAATTGTGAAGATTGGGAATTAGAGCTCGAGCTCGAAACAGATAGCTACGCAGAAGAACTCGTCGAGAAGTTACAAACAATGTGTCCAAGATGCGGTCTTATGGTTCTTGGAAACAGATGTAAAAGATGCGGAGCAAATACAAAGGTAGAAAAATATTTTGACCCTGATTTTGAAGATTACGAAAAAGAAATGGAAAAAGATTACCAAGAGTTTACAAATAAAGATAATTGGAAAGAAGTAAAAGACATAAAGGACTTGGACATTGCCTAAAACTATCGAATCAAAACTCGTAATTAAGTCAGAAACAGAACAGGCTGCCAAGGGTCTTAAGAGTTTGCAGGACGAACTCGGCAAGGTAGGCGAGAAGTTAGCTGCTCTTAAAGATATTGAAATGCCCGATTGGTTTGCTGGCCCAAGAGCCGGAGGTGGTAAACGAGCTTCGACTGGAGGGTCTCCACGTTCTCCTAATGCTCCAACGTTACATCGTCCTCCTTCTTTTCCAGATTTAAAACCACCACCACAAAAAGAGCCAAAAGAACCCTCAACTTTCAAAAAATTTCAAAGGGAAGCTGGGAGGTTTACCCGTGGGGCCGGATTAGCGATGGGGGCAGGGAGCGAAATTTTAGCAGGTGCCACTCAGCAAATTACACCTGCTGTAGCAGGTTTGTTGATGAGTGCAGGAGGAGCACTGTCGGCAGCCTTTGGAGGGTTAGGAGCCGTAGCCGGGATTCCAATGATGGCTGGTGGTGCTGTGATGACAGGTGCATCAATTTTGGCTCGTCCTGCTCTTCAACATTACGGACAATTTGCTGATACTTACCGTTTGTTAGGTGAAGGCATGCCTGAAAAAATTATGAGAGAAGCCGAAGGTGCTTTTACTCCGGATGAAGCTATGAGATATGCAGCGCAATTACATAGAGTAGGAGCAACTGAAGGTTTTGGAAGAATGGGGAAAATGAGATACGGAGAAGCCACCCCGGAAATGTTAGCTCAATATTTTACAACTGCCACTACGACTGGTGCTGCTGGCATGATGAAAAAGGGAGACTACGATTATTTAGCTAAAGTATTTGTTGGAGGCATTGCAAAAGACCGTGGGAAGGTTTCTATGGAACAATCTATAGATACTATGACAGGTTTAATGCAATCCAGTGTTGAACATTTAGGAGATTTGTCCAAGGGTCAACTTAAAGAACTGGCTGTTATCACAGCTGGCATGGAGGGACAAAGAGCAAGTGCTTTACTTAGAGGGCCTCTTGGAGTTAGAACTATGGGCGGAATGATGGCTGTAACCGCTGGCGAAGGCGGAACTCCTCAAGAAATGTTTAAATGGCAGGCCTACATGAAAAGAAATCCAGGCGGAAACTACATGGGTTATTTAAGATGGAAAGCTGGGCCAGGGGCAGTTCTTGATTTGATGGAAGATTTTGAAACTATGGGCCCGGAAGGATCAATTGCAGGAATGCGAATGTTTGGAAAGACATTACCAGCATTTGAAAGTATTGCTAAAGGATTTAGAGCTGGGAAAATTAGTAGGGCGAAAGCAGAAGAACTCATAGAGAAAGCAGAGAAAGAACCAGCTCCTGAATTTAAAGCCACAGAAAAATTGTTCGACACTTATACAAAACAAAGGGCTGCGGAACAGACGATACAATTAGAAATCAGTAAAAACTATTTATCAGCGTATATGAAAATGGAGACATCGCTTTTAACGGGTTTAGATAGAGTCCTAAAAGCAGTTGATTTTAAAATTGCGGTAGATAAATTTGCAAATGGTGTAGAGTATTTTGTAAAGAAACTCGGGGCCACAGGAGAAGGAGGCACACCTCCTGATGTCAGCAAAGGATTTATGGGCTTTTTGAATAAAGTTCGTGTTGGCTTAGGAGGAGATCCTCTTCCTAACCCAGATATCGGCCTTGCCCAGTCTCATTCTCAAAGAGCAGTAAAGAGATAAAAAAATGGATATAAAAAAAGGAAGTCCGGTAGCTAAAGTTACAATTTGGACGGACGATTTAAAAATTGTCCTTACTTCGGCTTTGGGCGATCCTAATTCTGATATTTTGCAGATACAAACCAATAAAGATTTTTCAAATCCGTCAGGAACATTTAGCATAACATTAGTTCCTAAATTAGACAGTAATGGCAAAAGTTGGTTTGAAAAATTAGATGCTTTTGATTATGTTGAGATAGAATTTTTAGGAATAAACGACACCGAAAGCACAGTTGTAATGAGAGGTCTTATTGACCAGGTTTCAAAGTCGGAGACGTGGGAGTCAGGAGTTCCGCAAAGAAGTATAGTTGTAACCGGGAGAGACCTTGGTTCCTTATTTGAGGATCATCAGATATACTTTATGCCAGAGTTAAGTCAAAGAAAAGCAGTCGAAGCTCAGATAGGAGTTATAAGTTGGGGAGGAGTTTTAAATTATAAAGAACAAGTGAATGCTTCAGAAGCATTTACTACGATTATGCAAAAATTAGAATCTTGTTTGGATTTATCTTTTGGTAACGGGAAAATTCGTGTTTTAGGGCCTGTGGTCGGTTCTTTTAATATTAATGTTAAGGGTGCTGCCGGATATGAAGTTCCTGTTACTCAGAATAATATATTTAGTTATAAAGCCGTCACAACTTTTCCGGATGATGTTACAAGTTATGGTCATTTAAAGACTTACCAAGGAGATTTTTGGAATGCTTTGGCTTATTATCAGGATAAACCTTTTCATGAGATGTTTCTACAAGATTTTAAAGATCGAGCTTATCTTATTTTAAGACCAGCCCGGTTAAAAGATGCTTTTGGTAGGTATCATAAGTCCGTGAATGATAATTTGAATGATAAAGTAGTTTATCCGGATGATTTTACTTTTACTGATGATGATTTGGTTTCTATTAATTTACAGAAAAGCCATGATGAAATTTTTAATTACTATCTTACTTTTTCTTCAACTACTTTACTCGAGAAGATAGATCAGAGAGGAGTTTTTCTTGACAATGTCGGTGGAGATACATCAAAGTCAATTAACCCGTTTTTTCAAAGTAGTGACAAACTCCCAGCTTACATAGGAAAGTATGGTTTTAGAAAATTTGAAGCGTCCACAGTTTTTAAAGAAAGAGGCTATCAAGCTCCCGGTCAACTTGATGAGCCAGGAAGCACAAGAGGGCGACCTTTTGAAGATGTCATGTACAAGGGGTTTAAAGAAAGAGGTGTAGAAAGAAACCAAATGATGGTGACTTGGTTTCTCCATAATGAGCATCTGTTGAAAGGACAGATAGATATTGCAGGAACCAATCGAGCTATTATTGGGACTTATGCAAAAAATACTTCCGATGATATGGAATATTATGTCGAGGGAGTTTCACATAGTTTTGTTCAATTTGCCAGTTTTAGAACTACTTTGCGTGTTACAAGAGGACAGCTTTCTGAAGATAAAGGGGGATTGGTTGGGCTTATTGATAGCGAAGGGCTTAAATACGAAAGCGTAAATAGATTTTACTTTTCGGATATCGGCGTTAGGGATACAAAAGGCTATTCTTCTACTGCCCCAGTTGAAATGAGGATGCCATAGATGCAAGATATAATTCGTGAAACAGATTCCAAATCTACTTTTAATGGACTTTGTTTGGGAAAAGTTTATGGAGTTCACTCAGAAGGCCGTATGGTTGATGTTTTACTTTTTAACGGAACGCCATTGGAAAAGGTACAAGTTTTGACTCTATATGGAAGCTCACGGGTAGGATCGACTGGGCTTCCGATTCCTAAGTATATAAAGAATGATAAAGAAATACTTATGACAGAACGTGATGACCCTTTGCGCATGGCTCAGAAAGAGGAATCGGATATTTTTTGCGTTGTTGGTTATCTTGGAGGTTATCTTTTAAACCCAATAGTTTTAGGATTTTTATTTCCAGAGGAATGTGAACTTTTATGCGGCACAGATCAGATAGGTAACAAAGATGGTTCAATGTTTCTTTGGAAGCATGAGTCTAATGTTTACGCTCGTGTAGCAAAAGGTGATACCATTGATCAGTCTTCAGAAATTGAAGTAAGCCATCCAAGTGGATTGCTAATAAAAATAGGAAGTTATGATACAGATAAGAAGCCGGATGAGCAAAGAACTCCTATTGTTAATTGGGATAGTCTAAATGACCTGAGAACTTTTAATCCTTTAAACCCTGATACCAAAAAAGTCGATCCAGCACCTTGGGTTCATCTTTATCATCCTTCTGGAACTTATCTGACGGTAGACAATAAGGGTAATGTCGATATAGTAGTTATAGGCGATGTAACCAAAACAGTTAAAAAAGATGATTCTGGCGATAGAGGTAATGTAACCGAAGTAATTGAAGGCGATGTGCATAGAACAATACAAGGGAACGTTACCGAAGAGATTGATGGTACTCTCGACCAGACAATTAAGAAAAAGGTAACGCAAGTATTTGAGGATGATTTTGATAAGACTGTGCAGAAGGATGTAAAAGAAACTTTAGAAGGAAATGTTACTAAGGATGTATCGGGAACAGAGACCGATACAGTTACAGGTGCATGGCAAAGAAATTCAAGTGATTCCATTAAAGATACCGCCCCAAGAATAGATCATGATTAAGGAGAAGTATGCCAGCAATAGCAAGACACGGTGACCAGTGTGCACAGTATTTACATCCTGCTACAGCTTCCACAGTTGTGGCGTCGGGAACCAAAGTTTTTGCAGATGGTAAGGCAGTGGCAAAGGTAGGCGACCACCTTTCGCTTCATTACCATTACATAGGTTCCCATTGGTATCCAGAAACACCTCCATCTGTGTTTCTAATTGGTTCAGATAAAGATTTTGTGGAGGGAAAAGGAGTTCTGAGGGTAGGAGATGTAGCAAACTGCGGTTGTCGAATTATAGCAGGTTCACCAGATACTAATTCAGAGTAGAGGATTTTATGTCAATCTTTAATGTGCCCAGTTCGCCTCCTTTTGGTAAAGGAATACCAGAAACAGGAATGGCTGGTGGTGGGCCTAAGCCAAGAACTGATACTTTAAACAAAGCTCTTACGTTCAAATTTGAGAATATCAGTAAAGGTGTTACGTCAGGCTCTCAAATATATTTCATTTCTTTCTTTGTTAATCCTGAAGAATTTAATCAGACAGAGCCTGCAAGGACTAGCATCACTCAAACGAAGGGTGGAGCTTTTGTGGATTACTTTGGCCCCGGACTTCCGGTAATTACTATTCGTGGAAATACCGGTTTTGCACCACGAGACATGGGTTCTGGGCATAAGCCGATAACTGGGCAACAAAATTTTCTTGAAGTGCGTGCGCTTTATAGAAAATATTTAGAAAAAGTCCAAAGTGATCCGGATAAAGTTAAAGTTACCTTTTACAATCATGCAGATAACGAAGCCTGGGAAGTTTCTATAACTAACTTTGTATTGCTTAGAAATGTAAGCCGTCCCCTTCTATATCAGTATACCATAACAATGACCTGTCTTCGTAATGTTGGAGCGAAGATATCAAGAGTCTCATCTGGATGGGTCGGAACTGATTATACATACGGGTCTGTTGCGAATCCAAGCGAAAGAATACGTCTTGCAGTCAATCGTCTTACTAAGGAAACAGGATTTTTAGACAGTCTCCTCAACAAGATTGTTGATATTACTGGTCTTTCTTCTGGTTCGATTAACATGATTGATTTAATTAACAAAGGGAAAGAATATTACAATACTGTTTCTAAAGCATATGATACGGTTCAATCTGCTATTTCTCAAGTTGAAGATTTAGCGAAAACTTTGAATATGTATGTTCAGGGAGCAACAGCTTTTATAACAAAACCTTTTGATCTTGTACAAGATGCTGCAAGTGCTTTAAGTGATGTAGCTTTCGAAATGAGTTCTGTGGCAGATGTACCTCACGAACTTATTCGATCTTTTAGAGAGATGGCATGTGCAATTACTTCAATCCCTCAAGCTGCCTTTCAAGGTTTTGCAAATCCATATGTATTTGAAGGAGAGAGCAACTGTGGGGCGAGTTTAGGGGTTCCAGATGCTCCTGTTGCAGGTTCCCCAAATAGTTTTACTGCTACTGCAGATCTACCTCCTGAAAGATTAGTTTCCCAAGTTTTTGAAAATCCACAACTTACTTTAACCCTTAAGGAAGATCCATTATCTGTGACCGGAGTCTATTTGACTACCGATGTGGCAAGAATTGGAAATAACTATTTAGATACATGGGTAGGGAAAGCAGTTAATCTTACCACAGTTCCAAACGCCCCTATTGTTGTAGATTACAAAGGGTATCAAACTCCTTCTATTTTCCAAAAGATTATGCTTCATACAGCTCGTTCTCATATTGTTTTGGATGGTGATACTCTCGAGAGGATCTCATTAGAAGAATATGGTGATTCTTCAAGATGGAAAGAAATAGTTTTGTACAATAGTCTTGAATACCCTTTTACAGCCGGTACTAATTTTCAAACTAAGTATAAGTCTACAGGTTTTGTTAGATTTTATAGAAAATCAGACTTCACCAGTGTTATTCTTATTCCGAAAGATACTGTTGTATGGAGTCCTGCATATCAAGGGACTAACCAAATAAATTTTGTGGTCACACAACCGACAGTTTTACCTATTTCAACATCTTATGTGGATGTTCCAATAGAAGCTCAGCAAGCCGGAGAGGCTGGCGATGTTGGCCCTGGAAGAATTACTGGCTTTACAGGTTTTGTAACTTCTATACAGAAAATTTCAAACATCTCTGCTGTTATAGGTGGAAAAATTTGGAATGTTGCAAAACCCGGCGATGTTTTGCAAATTCCGGATACCTCTGCTCCCTCTTCTGACAATATCGTATCTTCTGGAAACACGTATGAAGCATTGTTTGGTATAGATATATTGCTTAAAGATGGAGAGTTTGATTCCGGAATCGAAGGAAATCCAGATTTACAAAGAGTATATGGTGTTAAAAATTTAGAGCAGGCTTTAACGGATCGATTACGAACATCTCTTGATTTTTATGTGTATCATCCCGAGTATGGCTCAAATATTCCCAAGTATATAGGACGCAAAAATATAAGTTATTGGGAAGACATAGTTAGTTGGGATATCCAAGATGTGTGTTTGCTAGACCCACGAATAAGCGAACTTCAAAATTTTATTCTGAATGCCGATGGAGATGCAATTCAGGTAGAATTTGATGCAATTCCGATTAATGAAAATACGTCATTACCATTAAACATTATTTTGTAAGGACATAAGAGAATTGCATGCCGGATTATGGATTTTAGATGATTTGATCCTTTTTAAGGTCGGAGGTTAATATGGCGTTTCAAGTCAAAAAGTTTAATTCAATAATAGCAAGCATGATTAATTGGCTAAGTAGTAACACAGCCAGGATCACAGATTTTAATGTGGGATCAACAAGCCGAACTCTTTTAGAGGCTGTGGCTATAGAGTTGGAAGAGCTCTACTACCAATTATTGATAGCTGTTCAGGAAGCTATTGAAGAAGCCATATACAGAGCTTTCAACTTTCAAAGAAATCCGGCTGAATCTTCCACAGGATTGGTTCGGTTTGAACGTTCGTCGGGATCGGAACTCACTATTTCTGTACCAAGAGGAACTAATGTAGCTACAGACTCTGCACCGCCAATTTTATTTGAAACTCAATCTGATGATTCAATTCCTGTAGTTGCTGGTAGAGCTACAGGGGGAGGAGTAACAACTCTTATAGACTCTTCTAAGAATTGGGTCGATGAAGGAATAGGTATCGGAGCCAAAGTAAAAAATATTACGGATAGTGGAGAGACCCCACCTTCCGGAGTGATTGCAATACAAACCACTATTAATACCAATGATACATTGCTTTTTGGAACTCTGTCAGGTCTTGCATCTTTTGTTGTGAATAATGACTATTATATAGCTGTGTTTTACGATGATGACGGAGTTGTAACTGATATAACGACTGCGGCACATGGTGGGATACTCTTTCCAGTAGCCTTAGTTCTTAACGAGGACTACATTTATTTGGGGAGCGATGATTTATTCTTTGGTCTGGTATTTAATAAAGGAGGAGGCGCAGCTCAGAATGCTGCGGCTTCATTGATAGTAGAATATTGGAATGGTGTGGCTTGGGTTCTTGCTACAGATTTAGTTGATGGGACAGCTGGAGTAGGTGGAAAACCTTTTTCTTCCGCTGGGGATATTATCTGGAGACTTCCAAGCGATTGGATTAAGGCCGTTTATCAAAACCAAAATCTTTATTGGGCAAGAATTTCAGCGTCTGCTACATTAACCCCAGGTTCTCAAGGAGATTACTTTAAATACAAAAGAGGGGATTCTTATAAAGTTGTCACCATGTTTAAAGACATTGATGTTCAAGCGATTCAGTCCGGGGTTGTTGGGAATGTTGCAGCCAATACAATCATAATTCTCTCAAGTAATATTCCAAATGTGGCGGATATTAAAAATTTAGCCGCATTCTCGGATGGGGAAGATGAAGAAACCTCTTCGGCTCGGAAAGCCCGCTTTGCTCTTTATATTCAGAGTTTAGCCCGAGCAACAAGAGGAGCTTTGGAATATGCAGCAAGAACTGTTCCTCAAATTGTAGCAGCTAAAGCTATAGATGATGTTCGGCCAACTGTGCTCAAAGAACAGTACGGGAGTACTTCTGTTTTTACGGATATAACAAATGCTATGCGGAATCCTTCAGATCCCGAAGTGAAGCTCTTTGAAGATACAACAAATGAGAATGATGCTTTGTATATCGGGGGAAATGAACTTTTTGATTATTTGAATATGCATCTCATCCAAGCAGGTGTAGTTGCTACTGACAACTTGGTTTGGGAGTATTATAGTGCAGATGGCTGGCAGTCTTTAGCCGTTACGGATGGAACAGATCCGGGAGGAGCAACTCCGGGACCTTTGCAGCAGAGTGGAACTGTATCATGGACTATTCCAAATGATATAGTTGCGACAACTATCAATAATTTTCAAAAGTTGTGGATACGATTGAGAGTAACAGCAGGTGGGGTAACTTTTGCAACTATACCAACTGGCGATTATTGTTCTTTACCTCCTGGTTTTGGATATGTTTATCTTTATTGCCATGATGGAAGCGGAGAACTTAATTCAAGTCTTATAACATCAGTAGAAAATGCTGTAGAACTCTATAGAGGATGTGGAATAATTGTAGAGGTGAAAGCCCCAACTAAGATTCAACCAACAATTACTGTTACCTTGTTTATTGCTTCTAACTATGATGCTACTGACATTGCCACTAAGGTTCGCCAAGCCCTTATTGATTACCTTTATACCAAGGTTTTAGGGGAAGATTTGTACATTGCAGAACTTTATAGGTTCATCATGGATAGCAATAATAAGGCTATTTTGAACGTCAATATAACTGCACCTATAAGTGATTTGATTGTGGCAAGCAGCGCAGTTTTAAGACCTAATCCACTTAACGTAACAGTGACTGGGATAATCTTATCTTAGGATGATTTAATGATAAAGAACTTTCTTCAGAAACTTATTAGGAATTTGGCTCCGGATGTTTTTAAACCAGACCCTTATACCCCGGGCTTGTTATATTTAACCCTGGATGCTATTCAAAGAGAGATAAGCGGTATATGTCCGTGGGATACAGGGGAAGAATGTTTAAAAGGCTATGATTCTTTTTGGTCTTCTCCGTGTAGGAACTTTAATTGTCCGGGATATCTTCATCCTCACGGTTTGATTGCATATACATCCAGAAGTTCCAGCGAAACAAGTGTTGACAATAGATTTGATTATTCCAGCTTTAGGTATCTTGCCGGAGATGGCGATGATTGGATTCCTGCTGGAACTTTAGGAACAATGGTTCTTTTTAATTTTGGCTTTGCCGGAGACCCTGGCGGATATGGTGCTTACTACTATGGTGCTTTGTATTATGGTGATAATTCACGTCTGGGTTCAGGCGTTGGTGTAGCAGCAATCGGAGATAAATGGTATATCACCTGCCACACTGCAAGTATTGTAATAGGTACAGATGGGCTGAATTACAGATGCAAGCGTCAACATTTATCAGCTTCCAACAATAAGCCGATAACTGGTGATCCTCTTGTGTGGCCTCTCTATTGGGAACAGGGAGGTTTGGCTGGGGATACTTGGATAGCGGATGCTGTGTATGACATAGTTTCCATAGTTGGCCCGCCGATTGCCGATCCCGGTAACAGAGGCGGCTGGTGTGCTGTTGCTACTAAAGGGCCTTATAGCGGAGACCATGACACTATTTATACTGTAGAAATTATTGATTTTAGGGGATATATCCAAGACTTTCAGAATGCGTTATTGCAAATTTCTTTAGCTTCATGCACAGAATCTTGGCTTGACTACTGGGGAGCATACTTTGGAATTCCAAGACTTCTAACTGTAAGTGGTTATGAAGAAGATGAAATCTATAGAGCTCGGATAATGAAGGAAATCACCCGAGCCAAAGGGACAAGGTCTGTTTTACTTGAAGAAGCCCAAGCTTATTTTAAATCTGATTTGGTATCTATAGAAGAGTATCATCAGAAAGGGGCAGCGAGTGTTGTTTTAGGAACTGATGACAAATATTATATCTGTATTTTAAATCATACTTCCGAACCGTCGAACCGTCCGATAACTGGTGACAACTGGGCTCTCTATTGGAAGCAAGGAGGCTTAGCTGGTGATACTTGGAAACCGGGACTTCCTTATGTGATAGAGACATCCCCAAGATGGGATGGGCCGGTCGCTCCGACTATAGATTGCCCTTCTTATGGAGTAGGAGACCCTGCTCAAGGATTGTGGCCCTGGGAATTTTATATTAACATTCCAGCCCAGCGTTCACTCTCTGGAAAGTTTATTAAAAGTGCAGAAGGAGATACTATTGGGCCTTGCTCATGCGATCAAGCTTGTTACGGACAATCTTCATGTAGTTGTGATATGACCACATATGGGGCTGTAATTTGCTCATGCGATACTACTTGCTATGGACATCAGGCCTGCCAGGCCTCTTGCGATTTGCAACGTTACGGAGTAACAGATGTACAGGGGGGATGTGTCTGTAATGTTTCTTGCTATGGATATCATGCCTGTGACTGCGATGGAGTTTGCTATGGATATGCATGTTCTTGTGATCAAACTTGTTATCAAGAAACTCCTACTTCCTCTATCGCTTCACCGCAATCTTCGCAACCAACAGCGGATGAACTTGCCAGACTGAATCACATCCATGCTTTTCTCATTGTTTACGATGCGAATTGGGACAATGACAAAGTTGTTGCATTTGAAAACTGGTTGATTGCTAATGGTTTATATTTTTATGGTGTTGGTGGTGGGACATGGAATATTAACTTGCAGGGTCAGGGAGAAGGAGGCTTATACGAATTTCTTGACATTCCTGCTTCAAGAGCACTTGCGGCCATGATAACCGATCCCCTTGCACATATTTATTATGCATCCACTGCACCTGATTTTACAATGCCGTTTGGATCATCAGATTATGCAAACATTTCTATGCCACAAAATAAAGTCGGGGAGTCATTTTCATACGATTTAGTGGTTACTGGCACAGATCATTATGCTCTAAATGTATGGGTCGCCCATTCTCCAACATCGGGGGAACCAGCAGCGTTTGCTTTGGTTCTTACTTTTCCTGATGCTCGTACTTTAACTTTTGGATATTCACCTGGTGGTTCTATTGACTATGGCTATTTTAATGTGATAGCTCAAAATGCTCCCATCGGTGGAGGCACTCCAAATATCGCAGATGCACATATACCAGAGGGGACTTGGAAGTTAACAATAATAATGGGGTCTGGGATATATGGTGGTACAGGGGGTCAAATAAATATATCGACGGAACTCACTTGAACAGTTTAGGAGATGGAATGCCAATGTTTAAAAGACAAAATTTACTTCGGAGGAAACTAAGATAATGGCAGCTTGTGTGTGCTATAACACATGTTATCAGCAACAACCTTGTACTTGTGATCACACGAACCACGGATATGTGGGTTGCACATGTGATGTTCATTGTTACGGACAAGGACAAGTCTGTACTTGTGACATGCTATGCTATGGGTATATTGCCTGTACTTGTGATAACACGACTTACGGAGCAACTTCGTGTGGATGTAATAATGCTTGTTACGGAGACAAAGGTTGCTCCTGTGATTTTCACTGCTATCAGGAAGCTTCTGTGCCTGCTGGTGCTCCCTCTTTGAGAGACACAGTATTGGCATATAAATATGAAGGCGGCTATGGTAGTGGAGGCTACGGTGAATTTTTTCTAATAGTTTCAGGGAAGATGTTTCCAGACCCGACAAATGAGGGAGATGCTACACTATTCGGTTGCAGTCATCAATTTAGTGGAATTGAATTTTTATTCGCTACCCCCGGAGTTGGCGGCGCTTATATTTGGGAATACTGGACAGGCTCACAATGGACTACTTTGACTGTCCAAGATGGAACTTCAAAAGGAACTTTAGGATTAACTCAAGATGGATGGATAAACTGGCTTGAAGGTTTGCGTGACTGGGTTTTAGCAGATATTCCAAGTACAGGAACCCCGAAGTATTGGGTTAGATGTCGAGTTTTTACGCCACCTTCAACAACTCCTAATATTTCATCGATGTGGATCACTTATGCGGGGCAGACTTGCCGTGGAGTATATGTTGCTAATGGAACGCCTTCTTGTAAATGTAATTATACTTGTTATGACTACTCACCATGCTTTTGTAATTTAACTGCATACGGCGGTTCGCCTTGTGAGTGTGATCAGGCTTGCTACGGAGACTTTTCTTGCAGTTGTGACATGACTTGCTATACTGAAGTTGCTGCAACATATGTCCCAGATAACAGGGATTTAAACAATTGCTATGTTTTTGCCGAGGGAACGTTTGCCAAACCGATTGTTGAGTCAGGTTTGCAACAAATAATTGACAGGTTAAAAACTGCCGGAACAATAGCTATAATAAATCCTTTGGATTAGATGAGGTTTAGAAAATAAATTCTTTGGAGGTAGTAAAATGAGTTTAGATTGCGTAAATTGGACCGATAAACAGCTTGATGAATTAGTAGACGTTCTTAGAAGTGGAGATCAGTCTATCGTTGCGACTTTTATGGCACAGAATTTTTTGTGTGTTGGTTCAAGGATAATGACTGACCCGGATAATACAACACTTAGACTAAGTGTTGGATCGGACACTAAGACTGTGTCCCTAAGCCCCGGAGCATTCCAGCATGCGGGTTTTATATCCCAAGTTGGAAGTGCAGAAGTTATAAATATTTTAAACACATCAACTGGAAAATGGGGAGTAGGGAAAATTGCGGATTCGAGTGCAAGATATTCAATAGTTATGGTTAAGTGGAATGATAGAATTCACACTCCTGGTCTTAGATTCTTTGTTGATGACACGGTTGTTCCGAATACCTATTTTCAACAAAATGCCAACACTTTGGTAGACAAGGCTTACTATGACATTGTGGTAAAACACGGAACACCGGGTGGTGGAGTGCCGGATGCCGATCCAGGCTTTTGGACTATCGGAGAAATATATATTCCAGCAAATGCAGCGTCAATAGACGCTGCTAATATTTATGATGTTGGTTGTGCAGACGGTTCTCAGCGTACTCCGCCAAATTGGGTATCGACCACAAGAGTTCTTCGATTGGAATTTATGGGAACCTCTTTAGGTGGTTTTAGTAAGTTCGCTGTAGATCATGATCCAGTTACTGGATATCATAGAACTGGATTTCACATCGGAAGTGTGGCTGTTGGAGCAAGTGTTACGGCCCCGGCTTTAACAAAGTTATCAGATGGGTCTGTGCTTTCTCCAGGAGAATTGCATTCTCATGGAGCAGGAGCTGGGCTTGGCGTAAAATTTTTAGTTACTCCCACCGGTGGTGGTTTAAATAAACTTCTTTGGACATATGTAGGAGCCATTCCTTTTTCATCTTATGATTGGACAGATGTGAATGTATCTGGTGATACAGGAAGTGATGTACCTAAAGCCGTCCTTCTTGCAGTAGAGCTTCGAAGCACTTCTGTTGGAGCTTGGACAATCATACGAGGAATTTTTAGGAAAAAAGGTTCATCTGAAACCGATAGTTTACCAAGAATTGATAATTGGGCTATGGCAAGTTCGTCAAGTGGGGTAACAAAAGGAGGCGCAGCTTGCATGCTTATCGTGCCATGTGATGCATCCGGTATTTTTCAGGCAAAGGTTGAGTTTGTAGACGGACAAGTTGCCGGACAGGCAGGCAATCTTTACTTTAAAGTCGATATGATTGGATACTTTGTATAAAATAGGAGGATAAAATGTCTTCATCTTACACGAAAAATTTAGGTTTGAGAAAACCGACTCACCGAGATCCGGAAACATTGGAATCGTGGGATGCTGTTCTTAACAACAACTTTGATATACTTGACTTGATAATAGGACTACGCCAATATACTTCGCAGAATTACATTGTAAATTCTGATTCATTAGCACAAGCTCTTAACAAAATAGATATGAAATTGAAAGATCTGGTTGATTCATCGTTAACGTCAGAGCAATTGGCAGCCTTGTTAGCTCTTCTTGGCTATGGGGTTCGACTAGCCCGAAAAGATGTCTTGTTTCCAGAATTTCCGGGGGCTACTTTTTGTGTGACACCAGGAAGTCCAAACCTTGGTATTTTTACGACTGATAGCGAGATCGTAACAGTAACCGGTCTTGGGTATAGATTTAACTACTACGAATGGTATAGCTTAGAGACTGCTCTACTGCAGAGCTATGACATCTTAGTGCAGTGGAGAGTACCTGATACGTTTGTAAATTTTGGTACTACCATTTCACAGTCGAAGGTGCTGATCTTGGATATACGCACACAAAGCGCTGACGTGGCTGAATCATGCGTTGCTGTCGAACTTTGGAAAGATGGAACCGATCCAACCGATCCAGCAAAAATTTCTACTTCTGGGCCTAAGAGAAGCCAGGATGGTAATTGGAGGTCTTTACGATTTACGAATGAAGTTATATTTTTTGATGGTAGTGATAATATTCTTAAGGCGTTGGTCCCAGGAGATCTTTTGAATGTTCGTATTACAATGAGCAGCAAGGATAACAACTATGCTCGGGTTGGGCCTATAACTATTAGTTATGTAGGATAGTACTTAAACAAAGGAGGCAGAGGTGGCCGGAAATTATTTTAGAGGTTATTACATAGGGATCGGAGATGTCCCAACTGATGCAGAGTTAATGAGACATAAGAAATGGTTTCGTGCAGGGGTAGCACCAGTACCACCATTTAGTGGTCAATATCTTGGTTTTATTCCTTGGCATCTGACAGTCGAGGGAAATTATATCTACGTTTGCGGTCAACAGGCATATACAGTAGGTGGTATTGATTTCTATGACGCTACTGTAATGAAGGTCGATAGAACTACTCTTGCAATAATTGATGGTTTTAGTCCCAGACAGGCAACTAATAATTTGAGTAACTATTTTCAAAGGGTTTACATTGACGGAAACGATATTTATTTGGTTGGGACAGCCTATATTGACTCTCTCAAGAAGGCAGTAGTTACGAAAAGAGATAAAAATAATCTTTCGACTGAATACTGGACTAATTATTATCCACTTGGTGCAGGTTACTCTCTTGCTCAAGCTGTAAGTTGCGTTTCAGATGCTTTGTATCTATATGTTACAGCAAATTATAATGATGCGCCCGGTCATTCAGCACCTTATAGATGGAAATTAAATAAGTCCGATGGTTCCACGGTTTGGGTAGGAGGTTCTGGCACTGCCGTGACAACATACGATGGTATAATTGATACTGGAAGTTATGTTGTTTTAGCTGGATCGGCAGGAGGTGATAGAGTAATTGAAAGGGTTGATAAGGCAACAAACTTATCTGTGATCCACAGTATCAGCAGGGATCGCTATGCGAACATGGGCATAGTTTATGGTGGTTTGATTTCCATCCCTCAAGGCCCAAATAATGGAAACACATTTATAAATGATTCTGCATATGGGAGTGTAAATTGGTTGAATCCGGGCAATGCTCAAGCTTCTGATGATGTGTATGCAACGGCAGGTGGAGGAAGCACCAAATATTTGAAAGCAACTGGTTTTGGTTTCTCAATTCCTACCGGAGCTACCATAGTTGGTGTTGCTGTTGATGTAGAAAGACATGCTGGGGGTCCAAGTCACTATGCATATACCCAGTTGGCAAAATTGGTAAAGGCTGGTGTCGTAATAGGAACCTCACAAGCTGAAGGTTCGAATTGGCCTACTACGGATACTTATGCAACTTATGGGGGGTCTTTTAACTTGTGGGGAACGACCTGGACTCCTGATGAAATTAATGCGGCGGGTTTTGGGTTTGCAATATCTGCCTATGTGAATTCGGGGGACACTGCATACATTGACCACATAAGAATCACTGTTTATTACACTATGGGTAGCGCTCCCGCTGTATACTATGTTTGTGGGAATAGCTATCAAAGTATTATTACGCCACCATACGGAGACCCCAGGGTTTCTGTATTAGAATATGGTGCAGATTTTGTCAAAGTTTGGGAATGGACTAAGAATTATATTGTAGATACTAATCTGCAAGAGGTATTGCTCAATAGCGTTATAGATGCCTCAGGTATTTATTCAATAGGAAGTATTCAGTATGAACCAACTCCTCTTGTTTATTATAACCAGGCTATCCTTACAAAGATTGGTTTAGACGGGTCTCATCTTTGGGATTTGCAGCATGAGACACAATATATGACTGCTATAAGAGCAATTGGTCTGGATATTGCTACTGTTCCTACTACTTTAGTAGTTGGGGTTTGTGATAACAATCCAGCTTTACCTGTTTCGCAACGTTACAGTTATCTTGAAAAAAGGTCAATAGCAACTGGATTGATTTTTATCTAACGGAAAGTAGATGCTAAAATCCGAATGTCTTGAATGCAGAAAAGTATACAAAGAGGTAGATGACGGAAAGAGGAAAGTGGACATAACTCATGGCTTTTGCCCGGTGTGTCTTAAAAAGATTCGTGAAAATAAAAAAATTCAAAAAGAAAGGAATAAATCATGTTCTCAGAAAAAGCTTTGAAACTTATACTTGATGAAGAGGGTCTTGATCAACCGTCTTTATGGCCTGGAAAGAGTTCCGGAATAACTATTGGAGTTGGCTATGATTTGGGGTATGAGTCTAATTTTGAAAACGATTGGAAGCCCTACTTATCTCCCGATGAAATCGCCAGGCTTAAAACTGTCTTAGGACTTAAAGGCCAGGACGCTGCAAAGAGAGCTCCGGAGTTTAAAGATATTAAGATAAGCAGAGAGGAAGCAAATAGAGTTTTCATGGATAAAACTCTCCCGGAATACACAAGACAAACTCGAGTAGCTTTTCCAGGGTTTGACAGTCTACCATTAGATGCTCAGGGAGCTTTGGTATCTCTTGTCTATAATAGAGGTGCCGGTATGAGTGGGGATACCAGACTCGAGATGAGAAATATCCGAGACCTTGTCCCTAACATGGATTTGAAAGGAATAGTCGACCAGATAAGATCAATGAAGAGATTGTGGCCCAATGATTCCGCTTTGAAAAATAGAAGAGACCACGAAGCCGATTTAGTGGAAAGCTGTATTTTGACTTCAATGGTAGAGCCAGGACTTGAAGAAGCCAAGGAAATCCCTCAGCCACAAGGTTTAGCTGGACTTGTTGGGGCTCTCATTAAGATAATAAGAAGTGTTTTGAAGATTTAAAACATAGGAGGTGATTTGTATGGATTTTCTATCAATGCTTAGTGGCTACGTGGATGTTGGAAGTGTTCTTTTAGGGATTATCCTAACTCAGCTGATTAGATACTTACTTCCTACTCCGAAGGGATCTCCCAGCAAATTTGATGTCGGCCCTGTTGCTTACAGGTTTTTACCTTTCTTTCCCTTGTTTATAGGAGCCGCAACTGTTATATTAAAGGATGGGATAATAACCCCTACCATTGCTCTTGACGAAGCAATTGTTAAGGGTTTTATTTCAGGGGCGTGTGCTTCCTACTTATACAGGATGGTTAGAGTTACAATCTTTGGGAAGGCCTCAAATGGAAACGGGAATGGAAATGGACATGATGAGCATCATGACCATGACCATGATCACGATGAAAGGCATTACGATCATGACGAAGAAAGACATGACGAAGAAAGACACGACCATGATGAACACGACCATGATGAAGAACGACACCACGATGAGGAAAAACCCGCTGATACTTCAACTAAGACTCCGGATGTTCCGGCTGATGTTAAGGCTGTTCCGGTTGAAGCTAAGCCTATACAAGACGTAAAGTAGAAATAAGAAGATGACTGTGTTATATAATTAAGAAGTAGGCTGAGTACAGCAAAAAAACTATGGCGAAAGGGTAGGCGGGCTCGAATCAGCCTGAAGAAAAGAATCCGACCTACCCAACTAAAAAAGGAGGATGATATGTTTGGATTCGGATTTGTAGTTGGAGCAATTGTTTTTGGGGCAGCTGGCTGGGGCTTAACGTATCTGTGGTTTAAGAGAGCTAAGATTCAAGCCAAGATTGCTGCCAAGGTTAATGCAGCAACAGCTGCTGTGGCCGGGGTGAAGAAGTAAAGAATGGGTGGAGGGGAAAGCGCAACCTGCTCGAGTGTCCAAATGAGCTTTCCAAAGCTCTTGAGAATGGTGGGAAAAAGGGATAAAATAAAATATGCAGGCCACCAGCCCTCCACCCGGCCTTTCATTAGAGAAAAAAGATGAACTTTTTAAATGCAATAGATTATAAATTGATTCTCTATGTTTTAGGGAGCGCTGTGGCCTTATACTTGACCTTTGTTTTTATCTCCATCATATTAAAAGGATGGGGTTCCCTAACAAGTATTTGGTTCTGGACGAAAAAAATCGGATGGATTTTTGTTATATTAATTGGGTTGTTCTTTGCGTTAAGAGCTCTTCGTAAGAAAACTGAAGCAAAGAATGTCATTGATACCAATTTATCAAATCTCCAAAAGATTGAAGACAAAACCCAAGCAGATAAGCAAAGGGAAGCAGAGCTCATAGTACAGAAAAAGGAAGTCGAACAAAGCATAGTAGTTTTAGCCAAGAAGTATCAAGATAAAGTGGATTCTTTAAATAAACGTCCGGACGATAAACCTACTGACCCACCGGGACATGCCGGGCAAAGTTACGAAGACCTTAAAAATTCATGGTAAAGGGGAAAGAAATGATTTCAATACGTTCACTGCCGTTTAGATGGAGAGGAATATAGGCTTTTCCTCCTCAAGGACTGAAGATTGGCTACAGCAACAAAAACCCACTCACATGGATAAAGTTCCAATCTGTTAATTATTGAGGAGATAAAATAATGGGAAGATTGGTTTCCGCAATAAAACATGGTGGAAAGCTGGGGGTCGAACCCTGGAACCAATCTGTTTAAAAAAGGAAAGGAGAAATTAACATGGCAACAGCAACAGAAATCTACAAAGCAATAGCAGATAAGATTCGAGCAGATGCAGCGATTAATCACCCTGGTGACAAGTCCTATGGGGACGAAGCTAACTTGGTAGAATATATTGGGGTTCTTGTTGACAGAACAACTACCTATGCAGCCCAGGTTAAGGGGTGTGTTGATCCTATGAAGACTACACTCCTACTTTGGGTATCAGGATTTAATGGCTTACTCCAAGCGATGCAGATCTACAATAACACATTTACTTGCGCCAAGGAGATGCGCAAGGGATACGAGAGTGCACAAGTAGTCAGAGGACTTCCAGTACTCCCAACGCTAAGTTTAGCAGCCATCGACGCAGATACCACAAAGTGGTTCATCAATGTGCAGAATTTATCCAAGTACTGTCAATGGTCACCCTATGACATGACTGTGCCGAGACCTGATTTGTCCTCTGTCTTGAAGAACGTATACAATCAATACGTAGTACTGAGAGACATGGGGGCTACTACAGAACCACTTCCAGTTGTGCCACCTGTTTCTCTTGAGCCGAGGGTTAAGGCCCTGGAAGACGCAATGGTTGCAGTAAAGGCAGCTCTAAAAATATCCTAACTTAGATTTAAGATTGGTTACAGCAACAAAAACCCATGCAAAAGGACGCCGAAAGGCACCAATCTGTTTAATGAACAATCCCAGTCCATCTTATGACCACGTGTTATAGGAGATGACTGTGGAAAGTCCTTCGGAGGCGAGAAGACCGAACCGGTCGACAGGTAAGCCAATGAATGGACTGAATAAGGCCGTAGCAGAAGGTCTTTCCGTGGCCACGGTTCTGCAGCGGGATACTAAATCTTTCCCCTTGTTTCTCCTAAAGAGCGATAAGGGGAATTAAATTAAAGTCCCATCAGGTAAGTAGTTAAGTCCTGATGTCTTACAGGTGAACTATGAAAAAACTTATTATTGCACTATGTTTATTAACTTTTAGTTGTACTCCTCTTTTAAAGTATACCCCTCCTGTAATAGAACCCCCTAAAAAGATGGAACACTATGCGTTACCTGTTGATCCGACAGCCTCTTTGTCTCCTCCAAAGGCCATCTTTCTTAAACAGGACACAGATGGTAAATACATCGAGTGTCCCGAGACAGAAGCCTATCTTACCGCATATACCGGAAAAGAGCATGATAAAATTGTTCTCAGGTTAACATATTACAAGGAATTGATTCCTCAGATGGTTAATTATGTCAATGTTATTATAGACATAGGTAACGTCAGATTAGACCTCCAAGTAGACCAAAGGCTCGTAACAGAAGTTTACAAGCAAATGTGGATCGATGCTGTAAACAATACTACAGTTCAACAACGATGGGATACCCTTGCAAAGACAGGTCAATGGGCACTTATCATTGCTGAGATGGCAGCCATCATTCTTCTTATCGTAAAATAATTCGTAAAAAACAAAGATTTTTCTTGACAAAGACGTAAAAAATAGTGTATCATCTTGTTATATTAATTGATGATGCAGATGTCAAAAGTGACAACCAAAGCGACCTAAACCGTTAAAAATGAAAGGAGTAAACTATGTTCAGAGAGTATATTCCAAAAACCAGAGG